TTCAGCAGCAGATCGGGCTGCTGCTGCCATACCCACGCCAGCAGCGGCAGCATGAGATCATCAATCTGGCCGGGGAAATCCATCGCCAGCACCTGAATGGTGTAGTGGTACATGAACGACGCCTCGCCGGTCGCCTCGATCTGGATATGGCCTTTCTCCACCCAGACTGTGATTTGTTCCGGGTTGGCTTTACACCAGGTATTACCGGCGGTCAGCGCGGCACGCAGCAGTTCGGCTTTTTTCACTTTATTCCCCTGTCGATACGCCGTAGTTCCAGCTCGCGGATCCCAGCCTTATCGGCGTTGCAGGTATCCAGCGCGTCGAGTAATGAATCCGTCCAGACGGCAAGCCCGCCCCACGTCATCGGCCTGGCCGGTGGTGGCGGAACGTCAGTTTTTGCCGTCAGGCTTTCTGGTAGTGGCTCCTGAATAATCTGCGGCGGCGATTTCTTCGGCTCGCTGGTACAGGCTGTCAGCGCCAGCAGCAGGCAGAGGAGCAATGGCGCATTCGTTACCGGCCAGTGTGGTTTTGATGTTTTCACGTCGGTGCTCCCCCGTTACGGCGCGCTGCTGGTTTAGTGTTTTCAGCCTGGCCTCAACCTGGCTGACGTCCTGGCGCAGCGCCCTAACCTCGGTCAGCACATCGCCGGTCTGCTTCAGTTCTTCCCGGGTGCCGGTCAGCGATTTTTCGGCCTGTTCGCGCTTATGGCTTTGCCATGCAAGGGCGCTGACAGCGGCGATCAGCAGGGCAAACATCACGATGGCAAGAATGGCGGTCGCTTTCATTTCGCCCCCTTCAGTGCCGGATCAGATAAGCACCAAGCTTTGAACTCTTCCCGGCGGTTGACCAGCCCCTGCAAACGCTTGCCGCCGGAGTTCACAAAGTCCGTCAGTCGTTCGCAGACGCCCTTCCAGTTGCCCGCCTGTGCGTCGCGCCAGAGGGTGGTTCGTACCTTCTGGCCCTTGCTGTTGGTGTACCAGCCCAGCCCGGTGCAGCCGACGTTAAACGTGCCGTCGGTCATGCCCTCGAAGACTTTCTGCGGCGCAGCGGCACCGTTAAATTCACGGTTAACGCATTTCTCAGCACGCAGGAGGTCGTTAACCCAGCGCTCGGCGATCTCACCCTCGGCATACTGGCGATTTTCTACCTTTGAGGTGGAACCAAGGCCCACCGTCAGCACGCCCGCCGGGCAGTAGTACGGGGTTTTTCGGCAGTCCTCGTACTTCGCCATCTTCAGTTGTGCTTCCGGGCTGGTTCGCAGCGTCTGCGGCCACAATGTGGCGGCCAGCGAGATGATCGCGGCGATGGAACAGGCAATAATTCCCTTTTTCATCGCGGCGCCTCCCGGATGGTGCGGATTAGCTCTTTAACGTCTTGCCGGTTCTCGGTGTCGTCGCGGATAGCGTCGATCAGTTCATTCAGCAGCGTGTTGTTGGTTTCCTGGATGCGCGCCATGCGGCGGCGATGCAGCTCGCCGAGCGCAGCCACCACCACGCCCGTCAGCGCGGCGATGACGGTCAACCAGTCTTTTTGCGTCATCATGCCGACGCCACCGAGGAGCAGCGACCAGAGGTATACCGTCCAGTTCCAGGCGCGGTTTATCAGCTCCATAGTTGTACGGTCTCCTTTGTCGCGGCAGTGCTGATTTCCGGCAGCTCCACCACCTGGCCGGCGTCGAGAAAGATCTGACCGGCCAGCGCTTTATTGGCGGCAAGGACGATCTCAGTCACCCCCTGCGTGGTGCCGTAGTAGCGCTGACATAACAGGTCCACCGTGTCGCCCTGCAACGCTTTGACTTTCATCAGAACGCCTCCGCAGAATTGCGCACAGTGCCGCGAATATCGGATATCGCCCAGCGGGCATCGCGCCACATGTCATCCGACTGTGAGAGCAGCGCGGCCGCGCGCTTTTCCCCGGCGTCGCCGGTGGTATCCACGTCACGAAACGTTCCGAGGATATGCGCGCGGGCAATGCTGGACGCCGCGCGGCGGAAGCGATGCACCTTCACGCTTTCGCCGTCGATCTCAATGGCCGGAACATCGGCGAGGCTACTGTAACCAGCGGCCACCTGCTCCGCCTGCCAGTCGGTTAGCTGTTCGATGACGTGCGCCACGCCTTCGATAACGGCTTCTTTCAGTCGTGAAGTGGTCACCGTGCCGGTGATGCGCATCTTTTTGCGGACGTCGCTCAGCGCGATTTCGGGCCAGAACGCGCCAGCGGTGACTTTTTCCCAGCCGTCGTCAACGTCCGGCACATCCTCCGCAGAGGGGGTTACTGTGCGAGGGGCTACAAGGCTCATCGTGTAGTCTCCTGAAAAGGTGGCGGTGAGCGGACGGAGAAAAGAAAACGCAATGCGTTGCAGATCTCCGCCCGCGCCGCCAGCGCACGGGGCGCAAGTCGGTTATTTTTTGGCGGCAGGCGCTTTTTTCGTGGTTGTTTTGCGCACTGCCGGCTTCCGGGTTGTACTTTTGCGGGCGGTTTTTGCTGCTGTTTTCTCAGCTGGCACCGCCACTTCCGGCGGTGCTGCAGCGGCCTCGCCCTGCCCGCCATCTCCTGTGCCGTCGGCATCATTCTTTTCAGTGCTGGCATTCGCTGCGGCGGCCTTCTTCAGCTGGCTGGCGAGCTTGTCGATCAGCTTTTTCACCCCGGCGCTAGGGTCCATGATCAGCGCGGTGCGCAGGAGCTCTAACGCGGTTTCCTGCTCGGCGGGCGTCCCGTTGCGCAGCGCAAAGGCGCGGGCCTTGTGGAGTTTGGCGCGTACCATGTCCGGCATATCGCTGCCGGCGGTAAACTCCGCCACGTCATCGAGCACCGCCAGATATGGCGTCACGTCGGTGCTTTCATCCGCTTTGACCTGGATCAGAATCGGGTCGCAAAGCTCATCGACCAGCGCGGTTGCGGCGGTGCGGTTGAAACGGTCAGGCATCGCCAGGTTATGGGCGATGACGTATCGCCCGATGCGCGCTGCCAGCGGGTAATCACGAATATCAATCGCCCAAATCATCAGGCGCGTGATCACCTCATCCTGGCGGCCGCTGTTGCCTTCGAGCGTGCCCTCGATCCACCCCTCGTAATTGGGTAGCAGCTGGCGTTTGAGCGCGGCTTTCGCCTGCTCACCCTGAATCTTTTTCAACGCGGCCATATCCATGCGCATGCGGTGCAGGATCTGCTCATGCGCCGTTCGCGCCGTATCGGACAAATCGGCCGCCTTGCCATGACG